CTGTTTGTTTTGAGATTTTAATTCTTTTATCTCTTTTTTATGGAATTTTTTGATATATTTCCTTAACAGTGCTTTACCACTTGCCATATGTCTTTACTCCATTTTGTATATTTCCCAGCTTGTGTATTCGCTGTCAGGGTTTCCTTCGGTGACTTTTACTCCTACTCTTGTCATACTGTCAACATATTTTGCAAAGGTTTCAAGGTTTACAGATTTGAATCTGTTTACTTCTTCGCCTTTTGCATCGACTACATTTCTTTCATCACGAATCTTCAATATGCTGAAGATGAAATCAAAGCAGGTCCTGTAGAAGTCAAATCCTTTGTTGATTCCTTTAACATAAGGATAATCTTTTTTAGGGAAGTTTAAGTAGCAGTCCACGATGTCTCCATCATCAAGGATACGAAGTCTTAATGCATCGTAGGTTTTATCTTCGTTTTCGAAGATGCATACTTCAGGTCTGCCTTCCATTGTGGTTCCTACATCTAATTCACGAATGGAATATTTCTCCCATTCAGGTTCGTATTGTTGTTCTTTACCACTAATAGTGTAGAATTTTTTAGGTGCTAAGTCATCTTCGTCTACGAATTCAGCTTCGAATTCGAGGTCATCAAAGCTTACTTGTTCTACTTCTTTTACTTCTTCGATTGCATCTTGCGGAATGTTATTTAATGCCATAATAATAACCTCTTTATAAAAATTAAAAAGATGGAGAATTTATTCTATCATTCTCCTTATTTTTTCAGTTTCAACTTCATATGCTCCGTTTTTACCAATGAAACAATGGTACTTTTCATTAACGATTGAATTGATTTTAATTACAATCTTATTGGATTGGTGTTCGTCATTGTAGATGACTTTCATATCTGCCTGTCCAATCCAGATAATGTTTTTACCACTTGCTTGGATTTTCCTTAATATTCTGGTGAACCTTTCGGATCTATCAGAATATTTTTTCAGTCCATTGGCTTTGCTCACTAACATCTCAATTAGGCTTGTGACTCCATCTACTATGATGGTGTCAAATCTGTCATCTTCGGTGATTAAATCAATCACTTGGCAGATACTGTTGAATGTTGTGAGGTCGGTTCTTGTATCTATTTCAACTAGTGGTATAGATGTGAAGTTTGTGTCATCAATATCTATACAAACTGCTTTCAAATCATTGTCTTTGCAGTATTGTTCTGCGTAGGTACTTTTACCTGTGCCATCGTTCCCATATATGAGAACTTTTTTCTTGTCATTGACTCCTCTGGTTTTGAATGTTAAACCAGTGTTGGGAGTTGCTTTTGTTCCTAATGCCATTCTAAATCATCTCTTCAAATATTTCTAGTTCTTCTTCACGGAGCAAAGGTGTTTCACTTGGGCATACTTGTATGCACCAGTAAGTTAATCCTCCTTTGTCCCAGTCTGCAAGTAGGAGTATGTCTCCTGGTCTTGCTCTTACAGTTTCGAAGTTGTATGCGAAACCTGTGAGTTTCGCTACATCTTCCGCACCGATGCAACTGTATGCATCGTATGCTAATGCTTGGAATTCTTCTTCGGTTAATTCATGCCATTTGAGGTCGAAGTCTTTGGCTTGAATCATCTTCGGTGAATATCTGCTAATAATAAATTTCATAAGTTTGATACCTCCATTTGGGATAGAATGGATAGAAGAACAGTAATATAAAAGGAAAGTGATATTATATTGCAATGAAACGTTGTTTGATTTAATAAATTTACTAAGGAATTCTGCTCTTCTATCCGTGTCATGATTAATGACCGTTATATGATGTTCTCCAATTGGTTATAGTACACGTTGGCTTCTGTGCCTGTTGTTGCTCCGAATACTACTCCAATCGCAACAATTAATGATACAATCAATACGAATAATAATACGATTGAAATAAGGAATAGGATAGATGCGTGTGCATCTATCCAGATTATTACAGGAGAAACTTCTTGCTTTTTCTGTAATCTTGCTGCCATACTCATAACCTCTGTATTAGGCAACAACTGACGATGTAGTCAGTGTTAATTGCTACTTTCGCACCGTTTGCACGAAGTATTAAAAGTAAACTGTCATTGCATTTGCGGATAATGTCAGACCTTGAAATGAAAGTCTGATAATTGTCAAGGCAAGTTAAGACCTTGATTGCTTGACCTTTTTCAAGTTCTTGATGGAATTTTATGACTTGGTTAATCATTCGTCATCATCTCCGCAATCAAACCAGCAACAATCACATTGGTGGTTGTAAGGACATTCAAGGTAGAATTCAGACTCATAGTATTCTGCCATGGTAATCATAAGTCATCACCTAGTAGTTGGCTGAGTTTGCCTTTGAGTAATGCTGCGTCGATTAATGCATCTCTTAGTTCTTCACCAGTTACAGTAACACCATCGAGAGTGTAGACTTGATCTAAAAAAAGTTTGGTGGAGTTCATTAGTAATCATCTCCACAAAAAGTAGCATAATGTGCTTCGCCATCTGCTATGAATTTTTCTTCAGCAATGTCTGTTTCAGTCATTGGTTTACCTAAAAGAGAACGAGCAAAAGCATGACCGTCTGCTTCAAGGCTTTCACTGGAGCAGTAGCGGTTGCCAAATTCAAACATACTCATTGATTTGATTGAGTCTAATTCTTCAACGAGTTGGTTTCTTTCAAGTGTCAACGCACTGTTGTTTAGTTTTAAAGCTTTTATAAAACGAGTTTTCCTCTCATTTTCATATGAGAGTCTTTTACTGGATTCTATGAATCCTTTTAGTTCTTCGAGAGAGTATAATTCTCCATCGATTTCGTATAATTCGAAATTATCTAATTTTACTCTATTCATTCTATTTCACCTCATCGGTTACCGAACTCAGTTACAAGTTGGGGCTTGTAAATGGGTTCATGTATAAAGATAGTCTTTAATAGTATATAAAGTTTTACTATTAGTAGTAAATACTAATATACAATAATTTATAAACATTCAAATACATATATACTAATAACATTTAAAAAAAACAAGGAGTTGAAACATAAATGCCCAAAGACACATTAACATTTCAAATAGATAAGGAATTAAAAACAGAATTGAAAGTTATTGCTTTAAAGCAAGATAGGAATCTTAAAGATATCCTATGTGAGTTAATTCAAGGTTTTGTAGATGAAAACAAGTAAATTTTTTTTATTTTGTTATACACAAGATACTACCATCGAAAAGCATAGCTATGGCAATTAAATGCCTATCTACTCCCCATTTCGACTGGAACTATATAAAAAAGATTTATATAGGATTTGCACTCATATATATTAATGTTACTTGAATTCATTCAATCCTCATCGGTTTGCTTGTTTTTTTGTAACGTGTGAATAGGAGTTGCGAGATGTTGGGGCATCGAAGACCAACTCCATTTCACGAATATTACATTAAGATTTCTGTTTTTCACTTTATTTATATTTTAATACCATTATACCAAAACAAGTAATCCTTTTTTTTACGTGGTGTGTTTCAGTAATGGTTAATTAAACATTGGTCTTTTGAATATATAAATGTTTTCCTTGCTTATTTTTGAACAATGTACTAAAAATAATCTTATTTTTTAATTAACTGTCTACTCAAAATTGCAAAAACACATGGGGTAAAGATTTAAAAAATCCAAGAAAAAATAGCAAACTGTATAAAATCAAACTTATACACATAATAATATCAAAGACAAAAGTTTTGTCTGATGATCATAAAAAAAAAATAGTAGGTGAAAAAACATATGAAAAACATAACAAAAATCCTAATCGCAATAGGAATAATATTCCTATGCATAGGTGTTGTAAGTGCTGCGAACCTAAACCAAGTATTCAAAGCACCATCAGGATTAGAAGCAATCGGAAATAATGATTTTGTAGACAAACAAGGGCATAACATTATGATTATGGAGTTTAACGAAGACAATAAACAAACATGGTTTGAAAATGACACTGACCCTGAGTATTATGTGGAACCCTCTCAGGATATTCAAAACATCTATATTGGATTAACTGACGAGGACAATTATTTCTTGGAAGTTGTTGAAAAGGATGGAACTCAATATATTGTTGGTTCTTGGACTCCTAACGATTCAAACAATGATTTTAAGATAATTGCGGAGAATTTAAAAGAGTTCAATAAATTAAATAATGTGGAACCAGTTGAGGTTTAATATTATGGTTGTTTTACGATGTCCTTTTTGTGGTGAGAAAATAAGACAAGGAGAGCGTTTTTGTCCGCATTGTGGTAAGGAAATTGATAAACCCCATATTGATGAAGTTGATAGTTACTTTCAGGAAGCTGGTGGTTTGTTAGGTAAGTTTATTGCAATTGTGGTTTTGTGGTTTGTTGTTTTGATAGTGGTTGGTATTGTGGGTAATTTATTGAATTTCCCTGCACCGCCGTTGTTTGTTTTCTCTTTTGTTTTAACTGGTTTGATTGTAATAGTTTATGAGTTAAAAAAATAAATGAAGTGTTACCATAATGTAACACTTTTTATTTGTTTTTCATTTGTTCCCATATACTATTTCTATTGTCTTTGTCTTTAAATTCTTTCCATAAGATATCAATCTTTCGTGTTTGTTCTTTCAATAATAAGTTTTCACGTTCCAGTTTTTGATATTCTGGTGAATACTTAGTCACTTCTTTCACATCAGTATAAATCAATACCCCGTCCAATGCTTTCAAGTATTCGTCACGGAGTGTGGTTTCGTCTTCGATGAAATAAACATCATCAACCGCATTATTGGATTTCCCTTGTAATGTTTTCACTAGGTATCTTGACATGCCATGTTTCTCTAACTGTGTGGCATGCCATTTTCTTAACATATGTCCACGGAATTGATTATATGTTCCTGCTTTCCCACGGTTTAATTGATTGTTTATTTCATTAAATTTGTCTTGGTAATTTCCACTACTGATTTTGAACAGTCGGTCTACATCAGTTAGTAAAAGTCTGTGGTATTTGTGATTTCTTTTATCACGTAATCGGAGATATTTACAGATTTCCGTAGTGGCTTCTGGACTAATGAATGTGATGAAGTATTTATTGTTCTTACTTCGTCTTAGGTGGAATGTTGGTATGATGGGTTTGTCATTACTCAACATTACTTCCACGGCTTCCTGAATAGTATCCCTATCATGGTATGGTCGTGTGGCTTCCAGGAACTGACCCACAGTCAAACTCATCACATCTGATTTAGTCATACCACTACTGGCTTCTGTTAGTATGATACATCGCATTACTGGATTGGCTACTTTCAAAGCTTCACGGATAATGTCCTTAGTCAGCATGTCCTTTGATGTTACTGGTTCAGATAGATTAGCATTCTTCTTATTTATCCTAGGTAATGGTCCTATTTCTATTTCGTTGTGTGTGTACCATGATTTTATAGTGTTTATGTAGGTTGTGGCTGAGGATAGCAGCATGTTTTGTTTGCAGTAGTTTGTGTAGTTAACTAATCTTTTTTTCAAGGTTCGTCTTTTCCATCGTACTCCTGCTTCTTCCTCCGTGTCAGCTTCGGTTAGTAGTTCATGCAATGTCATCTTTTGATAGTTACTGTAATGGTTGTATATTCGTAATATTTTTTTGTAGTAGGAATTTTTTAATCCCCGTGTTGTCGTGTATTCCATTGCGTAATCTTCATTATTCATATGTTTCATCTCTGTATCTTTTATTTAAAGGGTTTTCTGTGAGAGCATTTGAAGAGTAACATTTTTTGAATTTACACCTTAGGCAAGTGTAGTTTCAAAAAAATGTATTCCTTTACTCCATATGAATGTTAGGTTGTCCAGGACTAAAAAGGTATCTGAAAAAAAGTTCGTAAGGTATAAAACGAACAAAAATTTTTAAAAAAAATAGACCAGGAAACACTATGGTCCCCTGGTCTGAATGAATTACCTAAAAAATATTTTTTTTACTCAATGGATCCATTCAATATGAAACTTCATTTTCAATATTAAAAACATAGGAAAAATTGATTATATTAAAATTTGTAGTTTTATATCCATGTTTCGTGTTCTCCATTACTCCATAGATAGTGAATAGGTCCACATCATCGTAAAAAAAGTTTTTTAGGTTTGTTCATAAGCTTTTTAATTGTTCTTCAATATCTTGTATTTCGGTTTGGTTTTCTAGGTATTGGTCTGTGAGTTCGGCGTGTTGTGCTATTTTTGCATTACGCCTTTTTAGGTTTCGTAGTCTTGTTTCGAGTAAGCATTTTAGTTCTACTTTTTCCATAATTATTCACCTGTGTCTGTTGTTAAGGAACCAGCTTGGGTTCTTTGCAAGGAGATTTCCACCGTTTGGAACTTCGCACCATACACAATATCTTGATTCATCTGCTATGCATGCGATGTCTCTTGTAAACCAGTTTGATGTTCCTTTCTTTTTGAATCTACCGTAAACATGACCTACTTTAGATTGCTTACATTGAGTATGTATTACTTCCCAATCGTAATCCATTGCATCAGCCATGTTGGTTAATAATTGCAATAGGTCTGTGCAGTTTCCTGCTTTGGTTTTTAGGACTTCTTCATTTGATTTTTTGTCATCGTAGTAGAATTGGTATGTGAAATGATTTTTAATGTAGTCACATACATCATCTAACATTTTTGGTTTTGTTTTGATGTATTTTACCCATAATCCGTATACTTTGTTTGGATATTCGGTTGGTTTGGTGAATGCCTTTGAATTGACATTAGCATATGCTGGTAACTGGTTGTGGGTATTGTAATACACTAATATTCGGCTGAACATGTATGTGTAATCACTACCTCTCATCAATTTACTACCTATCTTAATGTTGTTTGGCATTTGGTTATGTGATTCAACATACTTCACTAATCTTTTCGCCATATCCAAATACTGTGATTTGGTTATCTGTCTTCCGAAATCATTACCAGTAGACTTGGAAGGAGCTTTAACAGTAATCTTAGTAACATTAGTTTTGGGTTTCAATATCGCTTTACAGATATAATAACTCCAATTCGCAGATGGTTTCTTATACTCCTTTTCAACACTCTTCTTAATCTCTTTTGCCTTACCGACAATAGTCTGATAAGTATACACATAATTAGACATGTACATCACACCTTTTGAGTATTTCTTTTTCTTCATTTTCCAGTATATCGATTTTGCCTTGGTAAGCAAGGCAATCAGATATACTTTCACATTTCGCCAGTTGGTCTTTCCATACAAGTTTCTCCGCTTGTATTTCTTTGAGCCGTCTATTATCCAAGTTCATTCTTTCTCTCCAATAATACAATTCCCTTTAACAAGGTATGCGCATTTACTTTCATCTTTACTGCAATGATGTCTATTTGGGCAACCTTGATGGGATTTGATTTTTGCGTCTTTTTCTAACATAGGACTTCTAATTCCTCTACATCTGTTAAATCAAATTTAGTATAATGGTTTCGTGTTCTGTGAGTAACATACAAGTATAAAGTATCTGATATGCTTCGTAGGCATACACGGAACACATTATCTACTAGGGTTTCAGTATCTAAATTGACAGTGAAAGTATTATTAGTGGTGGAGATGTAACTGATGATTTCTTCACCTGTTTTTGTTGCTACGACAGTTCTTTCAAGACCAGTAGTATTTTCTAATATTTCAATTGTTTCGAGTAGATCCATAAAAATTTCACCTTGTGATTACTACATATTTGTTTCTTTTTAGTGGTAGGAGTATGGCGGTGTCGCCTGTGGTGGGTGTGCCTATGCAGGGTATGTATGTTATTGTGTCGTTGGTGTCTGTTTTGATGTCGACATAATTGTTGGTGTAGGTTTTGTGTATGGTTATGAGTTCTGGTTGGGGTTGTTGGTTGATGGTGTGGTTTATTTGGGTTTGTATTAGTTCGTTGATTGTTGGGTCAGCCATATGGGTTTACCTCCCTTATTCGTATAGTGTGAAGTTTCGGTATCGTATTGTGTTGATGTTTCCACCGGTGAATTGCCAGTAGAAGTATTTGGCGATGTGTCCTTGTAGGGTGTAGGTTTTGTTGTCGTTGATTGTTACTGTGTTATTGTTGCTGTTGATTTCGAGTTTTAAGTGTGTCCAAGTGTATTTTGGAATGTCTGCCATGTTTAAGTTGATGTTTCTTGCGATAGTGGTGTCTGTTTCTCTTAGGCTTATGAAGAAGTCTGTTAGGTTTGTTGGGTTGATGTAAACATCGCATTCGATGTAGCAGTGTTTTGGTAGTTCTGTTTTTAGTAGTAGTCTGCTGTAACTGTTTAATGGTGCGATTGTGGTGTATTCATTGTTAACTTTTATGTTTACTGATTTTACAAATGTATCATGATGTAAAGGGTAATCTTCCCATGCGTCTGGGTTGTTTTTTCCTTTTGTTCCGATGTCTTTGGTTAGACTATCGTAGATGGTTATTATTGGACTGGTTAGTTGTCCGTTGTTGGTTTCGGCTTGGAGTTGGAGTTTTCCTTTGGCGTTGCCTGTTAGGGTGTAGGTTGCTTTTCCTTTTTGGTCGGTGTTTATGGTTGCGAGTAATCTTTTTGCCATATGTTTTTACCTCTTTATAATTTGTTTTTTTTTAATTTTTTTTAATTTAATTTTTTTTGTTTGTTCGTCAGTCTAATTTTTTCCTGTTTCTTTGTATCAGAAACATACGCTATTGAAGATTGTATAATTGCTTCAATTTCTGAGCAATCATTCACCAGTAGCGGAACAAATGTAATGTCTGCAATGTTCAGTGACATCTTTGATGTTGCAAATACTGATTTTGAAATGACCTATGATATTAAATGTAATGGTGCTACTGGTGGATTGAATATAGGTGCTTCGTCACAATATACTCCACCATCAAGTGCAAATTGGAGAATATACATTGGTGGAGACTCTTCAAATACAGCATCTTTCAACAATCGTACCACTTCATCGAGCAACAGTACTGCCAGTATGACAAATGGAACATATCATACTTTACGGCTTACTAAAAACGGTACAAGTTGTACTGGATATGTTGATGGGTCTACGATTGCTACTAAAAGCATTACTTGGCTTGGGGACTACACCTCATATGATTTGTACTGGATTAACTGGGGAAGTACAAATTATATGAAAAACTTAAAAATCAAACCATTATAATGGTTTAATCTTGATTTCACTAATGGTAGTTGTACCTTTATTCCATTGAACAGTATGTATTCCGAACATATTGTAATTACTGAAAAATGAAGCAGTTTTAGTACCTAATAAAGTATTGTCAAGGTAATAACTGAATGTATCACTGTTTCGTGTAATCTTCATATCATATACAGTATTTGCATAGACAGTTCCGCTTGTACTGGTGCTTGAACTGGTGGTTCTGTAACCGTACCGTCCAACTCCACTATCATTACCACCAAGATAAACCCTATAATTTGATTTCACTGGTGATACACTGAATTCGCTACTTGCTCCAAGACAGACATCTGCTCCACGACTGGTTTGATGGAATTTCCAACTAAACTCAAAATCAGTACTGGATAAGTCGGCGATTTCATCATACCCCAGACTGTATACTGTATCTGATGTTGAAGTTCCAGTGTAACTGATAGCATCACCATGATAGAAAATACAATCTTCCACCCTGTATGTTTCTGATACTAAACTACCAACCTCTGCGGTGAAGCCAGTATCACCAATACCCTGCGATGCATAAGTATACTGTGCCACACCATCACTACCAGTCTGAACAGTACCCAATGTAGTTGAACCCTGTTTAAACACAACAGACTCACCCTCCATCGGATTAGCATCCTCATCCAATACAGTAGCAGATAACACAAGAGTATCCTCATCATAATAAGACAACACACTCTTATCCCCAGTTAAACTAACACTATCCACAACAGGAACAACCTCATCCTCAATCTCATAAAACTTAACAACTGCCCCCTCAATCCTACTGCCATCAGTATCCTTCACAACAACAGTAATGTCATCAGTTTCCTCATCAACAATTAATTCATTATCAGCAGTTATTTCCATTGAAGCATAATCAAATAATTCATAGAATTTTATTGTTGCATCTCTTCGTAATGGTTTGTTTAAACTGGACATTGCTTCGCTGATTAAGTCTACTGTTTCATCTTCAACAATCAAGTATTTACTTGCACTAGGATATAATCTCAAACCTGTAATATACTCATAATCACTTGAAGACAAATCCAAGTATACTTCCGCATCATAACCAATAATCTTAACACGGTCACCAGTTAAACCATTAACATGCTTATTAGTAGTAGGGTATAGTTTAACATCTAATTGTGAAGTCTTAATTTTAGAAGCTTCTGTTTCTTCATGATAATTATCCACAGTATACACAGTTAAACGAAGATACGGCACACCAAAATGCAAAACCTTATCAGATAATTTAATTGTTAAATCCAATCCATCAGTATTGCTCACTAATATTCCAGTATCGGTAAATTCACCACCAGTAATTGTAATGTCTAAGTTACCAATAACAGACTCTATCACATCAGTTCCAAGTGTAATACTCTCTGAAATCTGTCGGTTCTGTCTTAATAAGTAAATAATCTTGTTAAACTCCTTTGTAGTTAATGAATCACCAATATTCATACTATCACCTGTATTGTAGTAGTTATTCCTTGATAAGTGATTTCAAAACAAGTACCATCATCAATGTTAAAACAAGTGTAACCATACATATCAGAAACCTGCCTATTAACTCCATCCACATCATGATTAGCGAAGTTATCATAAGTCAAATCCAAAACAGAAACACCATTAACATCAATAGTATTAATTGCAATATCTGAAATATTTGCTTGACTAACAGAAACATTACTGATTGTTTTCAAAGTAGATTTATCATAAAACAATAAAAACAAACTATCAGTAATGATTACAGGATAAGCAATAATTCCGAGTATAGTATCCTCAGATTTAAAAGAATACATTGTACTTTCATCATAATGAGTGATAATGCATTGATTACCAAATATACGGTCATCATTATTACTGGAAACAATCTCAGTACAGTAGAACAACGGACAAATCTTATACAAATCATTCCCATGCTCTTCAATGTAAAAATATTCTGGTGAACTTAAAATCTCAGATAAACTAAAATCCCTATCCACACTTACAGATTTATGCAATTGTCTGACATCTTCATCATCAATCGATAAATAATACATATTTAATCCAACCTCCTTATAGTGGCATTGACTTTGAAAACATAGTCTGTTCCAGTTAAACTGTAACAGAAACAATTACCTGTTTTACCAGTATCCGCTTCCACGATAACATTCGCGTTTGCTTGTTTATAATAATATTTCGCAACAATATTGGAAGTGTTGTTTCTCATAAAAAAGCTTGTATTCCAATCAATGCCATCAACATTTGCACCGTTAAAGATTACATCATCACCAAATAAGAAATTACATTGATTAACACCTAAATCAATTTGATTTGTAATGTATTCATCAGTATCCAAAGCAATATCAAATGTAGAATTGGATATACTGATTTCATTTGCTTTCTGATGAATAAATGAGGGTAAACTTCTGCTTACAGTATCCCCATCCAAATTCGGAGACTCAAAAGTACAATTATTTATAATCAAATTATTCTGATGTTGCACCAACGGAATCTGATTATTACGGAAAGTACAATCGGTTAATTCCACAGTTGCAAACTTGGATAAGTCAATAGTGTTTTGTTCTATTACACTTGCAGTATTTTCATTATTGGTACAGTTACGGACAAGACAGTTGGTTAATCTGATATTTGCATCGTTATTGATTTGTTTAATTAAAGTATTAGCACCTCTTAACTCTATATTCTCAAATGTTATATCATTGTTCACAATGAAACAATGAGCATTCATATTAACAAACACACCACTATTAAGACCACGTATTTCAACAGGATAATTAATAGTAATATCAGTACCAGTAATCGGAACATTCTGACCAATATACAATACAGGAATCTGACTTGCCAATGCACTACGGAACTCCGCTTGTGAAGTAATTGGTTTCACAATACCATCCAAACTGAAACTGAACTCCTGAACAATATCATCTTCAAGTTCAATATGAATTCTTTTAACTCCAACTGTATTATCAGTGGATAGATCCAAATCAAAACTGAACTCCACAGTATCATCCACAGTTACAGTGTCAGTGTAAATCAAATTATTCTGATAGTATGCTCTTACATTTACAGATGATTCAGTATTACTATCTTGGTTAATCGCAAAGTTTAAAGTGTTATGATTATTTAGATACACTGATGAGTCCTCAGTAGTGACATTGTATAATCGTGGTAGGGATTTCACATAACCATAAAATCGAGTGTTACTATTACTGGATTCGATTATATATTCTCCATCGTAATCGGTTAAGAATTCCACAGTCAAACCATCATTATAATCAAATGAATCAATCAAGGTATCATTGATAATTAAATTAAAAGTGGAGGGTATTGTTGTTGAATGATATAGGACATTAAACTGATTGTCTTTGTTGAAGTGGACGGGTTTCATATCAAAAACAACAGTTAAATAATCAACTGTGAAATCAGCATAGAAACTTGATAGGTAAAATAGTATTGTTAAATCTTCCCAGTCACCAGTATAAGTAATTGTTAATGTTTCTGTGGTGGAATCGTAACTGTAATCGTTACTTGATAATGCTATGATTTCATCGTTACTGTTTATTATTGTGAACCCACCAGTCCATAATGAATTGGAAACTTTGAAGTTCCAAACCGTACTGCTGGTTTTAGAACATTCCACAAAATCACAACGGAACCAATCATAACCAGTCATATCAGCCATACCAACACAGAACAAACTATTAACATTATCATAAGTCAACAAAACACCATTAACATCCTCAACAGTTAAAAAATGATTAACCATTTAAATTAAACCTCCTCAACATCACATAATTCCATATTAAACTGGAAAGTTCTGCCTTTAACTTTAATCTGCCTTGTATCCTCATCAACCTCAGTCACTTGACCCAACAAGGCAGTGAAATCAATCTTATCCGCTTCATCAACATCAAAAAACATACGAAGCTGACTAATCAATTCCGCATCAGAAAACCAATCACTAACTGGCAATAACATCACCTTCATCAAGTTCTAACCATTCCCAACCTTTTAACAATACTTTCTGTTTAAGTTTCTCAATATCTACACTTGATACAGAGATATGTTTTCCATTTTCATCAATAAATTGATAAACCCATATAAAACCTTGTTTGTATCTTTTATTAAATTGTTTACTTACTCTGAAATATCCACAAGTATTACGAGAATTACTAATTTTTACTCTATACTCCAAAGGAAGATTTTTTCCAAATAAAACATTATTTTCACCACTATTATGCAATTTAGAATGTTCTTTTAAAGAAACCAATTGTAAATTCAAGATACAATTATCTGTTTTAATTCCATTTTTATGATGCACAACAAACCCATTAGGAATTTCAATGCCATAAAAATCTTCAAAGATTAATCTATGAAGCAATTTATTATGATTTCCTTTATCAACACTATATACTTGATAGTACCCTTTTTTATTAAGTGTTGCACTGCCAAATTTAGTATGGATTGTTTTTGTTTCACTCACAGGCATAATTTAATCAACCTCCAACCAAACGATTTCATCATCCAACACGAACTTCTTATCTAAAATACTTTGCAGTTCAGAGTCCGCAACACTCATATATTTACTGCTAGTATACGGATTATCGCTAGTTAAAGTATTATTGCTTGGATTATAATTAGATACAAAAGCATACAACACCAAACCAAAAATATTAATCAAATTAGATGCATTCAAATACTCCAACTTCTCAAAAACAATCCTATTACGATAAGACTCATCATCCTCATCAAGCCTACGAGCCACACCGTAATCCGCTCCATGAGCATCCAACCAACCACCAGTAGCAGACATTAAAAATAACCCATCAAAAACAGTCTCCGTAGAAATATTATCCATATACTCCCCAACCGTACGGTCTAATACAACACGGAACGGATTATCCGCTTTCTGCAAATTAGAATGCTGAGGCAACATTTCCACAAACATTGAAATAAAATCAGACATCGCTCTCTATACCTCATTTTGAGTGAAAGTCACAGTACCTAATTTTAAAACACCATTACTTGCAGGACTGACAGTTGTCATTTCACTTGAACTACCATTCGCCTTAACACTTGTCACATCCACCACATCACCAAACATACTACAAGCCTCAACAACCATGTCTTTTGTTAGATCATCATTGATGTTCAATCCTGAGTATTCCATACGGTCATAATTTAACCCATTAACATATGCTGTTAGGTTGTCGAGCAGTTCATCATCAGTGAGTTCGGCGGTAACATCTAATGTTATTGCAAGATTTACATTTGTATAGGTTGGTTTATCTATAGTGAATGAATGATTTAGCACCTTATTGTTGGTGTCTGTTAGTTCTGTTAAAACTTCAAGCAATATACGGTCAGGTGTAGGTTTACTTGTACCATTTACAAGGACTTTCTTCGTATAATCTTCATCATCGATTAATAGTACATCGTGTACTCCGTCAATTGCTTCGCATAAGTTAATGTACCATCCAATAGTACCGAAACCATCAGCACGGACATTTGCTAATAATCTTTCACGGTAATCATCATCTTCCTCATAATCGGAACCTGCTTCAAAAGCTTCATTATTGGAAACACTAATTAAATCAGTGTTTATTTCAGTGTCAACAATAGTGTCGATACTTCCAGAACTTGCATTTCCATCACTGCCAACAGTTAAACAGGTAACTGATATTTCTCCTGTTAAACTGCCAATGTCTATAATGCAATCATCATCAGTAGTGTATTCTAAACCAGTATTGGATGATGCTACGATTGTGTCAGCAGGGATAATTGTTTCTGTGGTTTGTGCTTCACTTAAAGTGAAAGTCACATCACCTACTGCTTCCGCACCATCAATCCTAGGTAAATCAATGAATGGTAATTCACCTATACGGTCAAGGAAACCACCTTCACTTGTGGAAATGAACGCAATCCTTGTTGCTTCGTGTTGCTCATCGAGTAATGCATAAATGCCTACTGCAAAAGCTTCAAGTAAATTCCTAATCTCTGACCCTTCATTAAAATCAGTCACGGCAGTTTCACCGACTTCTAATTTCATCTGATAATAGTTCACCATCTGATTTACAAGATTAGATAAACTAATCTCTTCACCATTCGTATTAAAAAAAGATATTTCCTCCAAAGCCATAAATTTATTCCTCCATTTCAACAACTTCTTCCAAATCACCATTATTATTTAAAACAAGGTCAAGATTAATCTCTGTTTCCCTTGTAGGATATAATGTTAAATCTATATGTAATAAACCATCGCTTTGGTATTCCATATCCACAGAGTAACCTGCTAGTCTTGTTTCATTTTTTAATGTGTTGTCTAGTTCAATTCTCATTAGGTTTAATGTTGTATTGTCGGTTTTCCAACCGAAGAAACTTGTCAGTACACTGCCGTAATCTTCGTAGAATAATTCTAAACTGTTTAGTTTTGTGTTCAAACGGTTTATTACTGCTTGAACTAGATTGTCATTGTATGATGCTAATTGTAAATCACCATCGTGAAAATTGAATTCAGAGTTGATATCAACTCCTAATTGATATAAAACTTCATCCGCCATTTATTACACTTCCTTTTAAAAGCTAATGCTTGTTTTCTCAGTAGGGCAACCTGCACTACCCCAATGACTGCCCCAACTGGCGCAATCTCTTCCAGTATCCACAATATAAGACTTGTTACCAATGTAAACCTTATTATAAACATGTCCAATACATGAATTATGAATATAATTGCATTTCACACCAATACTGCGACACATTGCAGCGAACAAATGAGCATGGTCACAACAATTACCTTTACCCCGTTTTAAAGTTCCAGCAGCACCATATCTTGTATTATAATATCCCTCATAAGGTAAATGGTCATCACACCACTTAAACAAAGCCTTAACATTATTATAATCAGAAGCACCAACCTTGCAGATTGATTCAACTTTCTTATAAACTGTTGAAGAAATATTATACTTCTTAATCCATTCCTTATTAAGAACAGATGTTTTATTTGTCACTGCCTTTGTAGTGTTCTTACTTGACGAACTAGATGAAGACGAAGAAGTAGATTTATTACTAGTCGCATCAACATAAGCCTTCTCCATAGACTTCACAGAATCCGCAAAACTATTATACGAAGAAGCAAAAGCATTCAAAGACAACTCCACAGTACCAGTATTACCCTTAACCTTAATATCAACACCATCAATATACCAACGATTCTCAACATAACCCTCAAAACGATTCGTATTAGCATTCAACACCTTAGCCAACACAGTCCAATTAACCAAATCAAACTCCGCAGGCAAATCAGTGAACAACCACTGATTAGTATGCACACTTTTCAAAGCCTTATTACCCAAAGGTAAAGTAAGTTTACAAGATAAATAATCACGGTTATGTTCAACGATCTTCTTCAACGATTCATTCTTTTCAAGTAACTTTTCAGTATTAGTTTTAGATGCCATACTCTATTTCACCTTACCCTTCATCATCAAGTAACCTCCTGCCTTGAACTGTTTGTAAGCCTCTGAAGGAGTAGTACCACAACAGTAACAGACTTTCTTATGGTATTTGATGTACCAAGCTTCTAGGTCATTAATCAGAACACCACCTCTGGCACCTGAATAATTGTCATCCCATGCCTTAGGCACACGATAACCCTTGAAATCACCATGTCTTTTATACCACATTCCTTTCTTATTGTATTTCCCAGTTTTACTTGTCCAACTTGAAGAATCAAACATTTGCACTAAACGAACACCGTATTTTTCGTGTCTGCCTTTTAACCAACCTGTAACTGGTTCGTCAATGGTTTTTGGGTCTGGACCATTATAAATTGTTAAATTAACAGCATATTTACTTGACAACCTTCTGTATGATACTGAATGTTGGTCAGAACCAATACCCAAATCAGTTACACTCCAACCATCTTTTTTCAACAATTTAACAATCCCATCTTTAAAATTAGGATTTCCACCTTTATCAGCAGATACAATAATCCTTTTAGCCTTAGTATTGAATGGATTGCCATTCTTACCCACAGTAGCAGTAGATGATGTTGTGCTTTTACTAGAAGATGAAGTAGTTGCTGCTTTCGTATTATTATTCGGATTAGAAATACTAGTACTTATAGCACCAAAGAATGCGGCTAATTTCAAATTAACCAACTCTGTTGCACCGTAAGCATCACCAATTTTCTTATCCGAACCATTAACAAGCACACCAGTAATCGCATTAGTAGTACTGAACTTGAATTTACGATTAGTATATTCATTTGCAGACAAATGCAAACCAGTATTCTCCCAATCAGTCTTACTTAACGGTTCGATTTGCAAAACACCTTTATCATTAAACCAAACATCAAAATAACCAAGACTATTGAAAACCAAGTCACGGATAACTTCAATATACGATTTATCCCTTGCAATTATCTGTCTTTTCTGATTAAACGGATTACCTTTATACTTATTACCAGGATAATAAGATTGATTATATCTCTCAACCTTCCGTAACCCACTGAGAATTTTCTTCTCATAAGCAGTCATCTTCTTCCATTGTTTACCATAAGGAATACTGGATTTCCCAATCAACCAACGGAGCATTGTATGCACCGTGCCAGTGCGCACCATTTCTAATTTAGAAATCAAACCACGACTCCAATCCTGACACTGATAAGTATACAAGCCAGTTTTCTCATCATACTCAACATCAAGCATTATTCCTGCAAAATTCTCATGATACAAACTACCAATCTTCACAAGATGCCTACCAGTAGTCAAATCAAAAAAAACAGGTGAAGTGAACGAAGCAGTTTTAATCCTGTAATCAGACTCCTTAATACTGTACTCAGTGAAAGGAATCTTAATAGATTTACTCCAACTGTCAGTCATGACAATACGAGTATCTGCATTGTTCAAACGTCTGACACGGATGGTGCCGATTTCACCAGAACTATTTTCATTAGCCAAAACCATTCACCATCCCATTTATTTTTTCTTATTAGTCGTACCAGTTGTCTTTTTACCAATTTTACTACCATTACCAGTTAAAACAAGATAAGTATTCTTATCCAAATTACCAGTAGGATTTAAACTGTATTTCTTCTTATGCTTCTCTTGGTACTTTTTAACTTCCTTTTTAGTGGAATCCCCGTACCAACCATCCTTAGCAAGTTTACAACCATTCCGCTTGTTCAACATAGCCTGCAAATACTTAACACACTTAACAACAGTCTTCTTCTTAGTGTACTTACATTTCTTGTAATCACACTCATGAGCAAACTTATAAGTCGCAGTTGTTTTCTTCTTAGCCTCCGCTTTCTTCTTCTTATCAGCTTCCTTTTTCTTCTTAGCCTTCTCCAAAGCAGCATTATAATTCTTTATAGCCTTATCAACACCACTGGAAGAACCTTGAAAAGCCGTATAAGTGAAAGTCTCATACCGTGTGAACTCTAAACTCCAAATGCTAACTCCTTTATGAGTCTGCTTACGACTGGAATTATTTGTGATGATATACAAACCATCTTCAATATCAACAGCCTCCGTAACAACATTCAACGGAGTCATATTACGAATCCAATAATCCACAACCTCCATCAAAGTATACTCAACCATATCCCAACCAGGACCAATAGTTTCCTCATTAGGCACACGAAGACTAACCTGCATGTCTTCCTTGAAAACACAACTAACCGTGAACTTGTCACCTTTACCATTATTATTCTGAAAATGCTTCACACCAGAAGCCAAATCATTCACAACAATATCAATGTCAGGGACAAAATCAACACCGTCATCCTGAACAATACTAAGAGAAACAGGACCCATATTAGCACCCATATAAGTCCCATCTCTTGGACAAACAGTTAAAAAATGTTTAGTAGTGTTCTTAAGATTTATTACATATTCACTCAACTTCAATCACCATCCATTTTTTTATATTGTTCTTCCTGCAGTGGTATTGTTCCAACTCAACTCACGTCTGATGACTTCAACAATCTGATTCACACGACGCTCACTATCAACATCACCTTCAATGTTAATGATGATGTCACCACGACCTTGACCTGCAACATTCAAGACCTTGTCGATAGATCCATTTGCAAAGTTAGAATCCGCATCATCAAAACTAATACCTAATTTTGGATTGCCGAAACTGTCAACCGCATCAGAACCTAATTTTTCAAGATTGTCTGTTAGTTTTCGTCCTTCGATTGGTGTTCTTCTACCCATTTCGGATACTTCCCAAACGAGTGTTCTTTGCATTGTACCTGGACTGCCAATTCCTAATGCGTTGAGGAAGTTTTTAACTGCTTCCACACCAGCATCCCAGAATTTCTGTGGTAATGTTGCAGCCCATTCGTTAACCTTGTCTAAGGCATTTGATAGTTCGGTTCCGAGTTTTTGTGGGATTTGAGTAATGTTAGATATGAAGTTGGATAATGCATTGCTTGCTGCAGTTTGAATGTAACTTACAAAGCTTCCTTTGAATCCTAATGTTCTAGCCAATGCATCTAGTAATGCTGCACCTAATCGTAAAGGTAGTTGGGGTATGAATAGGATGAATCCTAAAACTGCCTGTATCCAGTCATCAGTATTTAAGCCTAATTGACTTGTGAAGTTTTGGAATAAACTGGAGAGCCATTGTATTGCTCCTGCTACGGCACCGTAGATTTGTTGACCTAACATTACGAGGCTTTGCCATGCTCCATCAACCATTTGACGGAACCAGTCAACATTATAATATGCCCATACTAATGCTGCTGCTAATGCTATTAATGCGATGACTACTATCATTATTGGGTTCATTGACATTACGAAATTCAGTACTGCTTGTGCTGCTGCTAAACCATACTCTGCTACTGTTGAGGCTATCATTGCTAGTTTTTGATATGCCCATAATGCTGCGGATTTCAATGCATTGTATCCTGCCGTTAATGCTTCTTTACCAGCAGTCCATAATGCAGTTGCAGCATTTCTTAAAGCAGGAATAACAGTTCCAGTTAGTGTGGTTTTTAATGTTGTGAATGCATTAAGTAATGTAGCTTTAATGCTTCCTGCTAATTCTAATACTTTAGTTCTTGCAGTTCCTAATGCTTCTTTTAACTTACCTAATTTATCAGTTATTCCAGTGAAGTCAGCAGCTTCTTTCAATGTTTTGAAACCCATACCAATTTGAGAGATACCTCCAAATATATCCACTAATGGACCTGCAACCATCTGACTTGCGACCATCCCCATACCAACTAAATGACCACTAGCCTCATCTAGTTGCATGATATAATCCATTGCAGCACCTTCTGCAGGCAACCACAGTTGAGCAAGTAAATCTGAAGCATTGTACATCATACCTTCCCATTCACCTTGTTTTTTAACCATGGTGTCCATTTGGGAAAGTCCCTTATACCCTAAATCATTACCTACTTGGTCTAAAGCATTTATACGGTCTTGAACTGTTGCTTGGTCTTTTAATTTATCGATTTGAGATTTATAAATACTGTCTCTTTCAAGACTGGAAGTGTTACCTGTTAAAATGTAATCTTTGAGGTCGTTTTGAACCTCTGCCATCATTTTACCATTAGCCCTAGAACCTGCCATATAATCTGCCATCGCACTTGCGCCTTTTTCCATATCCCCTGTAGATAATTGGGCGCCTAATGCTTGTGCTGATGATAAGATACTTCGCATAGTATTGTCATCACCAGGCATTTTTGCAACAATATTATTAATATCTTCTATATTCTTTTTTGCTTCTTCTGCTCCAAGGTTCAATGTGAGAAATGCTTCGTTCTGTTGAGATTGAATCGCAGCTTCTTGAACTTCACCAATGTTACTGGCTAATTCAGATGCCCCCTGTTTCAAACGGTCAATTCCTTGTCCGATTTGGTCTAATGATTGTAATGCTGTTTGGTTGTTTACATTGACCTCGATTTCAGAAGGGTCCATACTGCCGATTTCAGACTTTACCTTTGATAGTTCGTCTTGTCTAATTTTCAAGTCTAAATCGATTTCTTCAAACTTCAGCTTTTCGATTTCAGCATCGATTTTCTTGATTTCCGCATCGTTAGCATCTACATCAAGGGTGGCTTTTTTATGTTCCAATTCTTGAATTCTTGCTCTTACTTGTTCGAGTTTGGAAGTGTTGGTGTCGATTTGGAATTGAAGTTTTGCTTGTTGCAATTCTTTAACTTTATTTTCTAAAGCATCAAGCGGAGAATCATCTGTTTTGATTCCCACACCCACTTCTACTTTTTTATCTACCATATGCTTAACTCACCACCAAAAATTAAATTACTACTATCGGTTTTTTCTTACCTTTAAACTTCTGAATATTATCCGCAATAATTAAAATCGCATTATACTGTAACATTGTCATATCAGAGACAGATTTCTCAGTAATCCTGTAATCCGTGTACATATGAAGAACAGTCAAGTGTTTCCCTTTACCATTCTTCAAATCTAAAAATCCTTTGCTTCCTGCATGAATTCATCCATACCAGAAACTTCCATAATCCTATTGGAAATAGCAATAATAACCCCAACAGGCAACACTTCGATTTCCGCATCACTGAATAAACTTCCGTCCTGTTTAAACAATGCTTTTCTGAGAATGAGTTTACTTGAATCTAAAAGATTATTGTTTTTAGTGTTGACGTTGCCCAACTCTTTAAGTGTTAATTGTTTGATTAACGCTTTGGCTTTTACACTTTCACCATCACCTTTGGGGAATGTGATTGTGATTGGTATTTTCTTATCATCACCTAATACGATCAAGTCTTCAAGGTTCAATTCACCGTCAAGTTGTGCAAGTTCTTCTTCACGTAATTTATCTACATTTGTCATTGGTAATTCACTCCATAAAATAAGTTAATGTGATAATAATCAATGCTTTATCCAATTTAAACAAAGCAAGAAAATAAATATAAAAAAAAGACTCACCTAACATACATTAAGTGAGCCATATTCATAAAAAAAACTAAAATTTTAAATTATTACTTTTCCATTAGGACCTTCAACAGTTTCAGTCATTGCTTCCGCATTGAAACTTAAATCCCTTGCAGTTAAATCTTCCGCATCATATGAAACTTCATTACTAGTTAAACTTACACCAGTAAATTGATATTCAGTTTCAAAATTACCATTTTTATGTTTAACAGTTTCATAAATAGCAAGACTACCAGTTTCAGATTTCAACCTTTTAATAACTTTTTTCAAGTTAATAAATTCAGTAACATCACGAGCTTCTAATGCGGAAATGTCGATAGTGTAACCTCCATCATTTGAAGGTACAGTAACTGGTTCGTCAAAAGTTTTGACGATGTCTGAATCTAATTCTTCACTTACACTTGCTTCAGTAACACGAAGAATAGGTAATGTAATTGCAGGGAATTGAGTTGGGTCATCTTCATGAGCTGCAACTCCGATTTGTACTCTTTTATCAGCTACCATCTTAAATCACCTCAATAGTAACAAAGACATCGATTTCAGTAATAATGTCTGCGAATTCAATACTGTTCAAGATAACATTAACAGTTTGGCTGTTCACTTTTTCAACAGCATAATCAATATTTTCTACCGCACCAAGATTGTCACGGAATTTAACAAGCAATCTGTTGCATTCCATTTTGATTGCATCAAGTGTTACTGGATTGTTGTGTTCACCGAGGAATTGTCTTAATGCAAAATCATTAACAATGTAATCACGGGTACGGTTGATATATAAGTCTAAACCGTTTGGTGTTGCACTATTAACACATTCAAAGGTATTGTTCAATGGGTCAATTAATCTGACAACAAAGAAACCAAGACCCACTAATGTTGCACCAAGGTCTTCATCTGCGAAAGTGTAAGTTGTTCCGACCGCAGTAACTTCACTTAACATTTTAGCAGTCAAACTATTAGCAACTGGTAAAGTAGCAATTAAACTGGTTAAATATGCACCAGACTCAACAAGTGACAATTCGTTTCCACGAACAGTCAAAGGTTGAGTTAAGAAAGCATAAACCCAATCACCTAATTTGCCAGCAGTAGTACCGTAAGCAGTAGCATTATTACGAGTACCAACACCAATATAACCAAATGGTTTTTTGTCTTGGAATCTAGCAGCTGCTTCAGTATCAATAACAGTGATTAACTCATCGGTTAACTCTTCAGCCACATATAATTGACCGAAAGTCATCTGCCTAACCGCTGCTAATGAATCTTCAAGTTTCTTTTTAGTAACACTTCTAGCCCAAGTAGGAGACTGTTCACTACCAGTTTTAACACTAACATTAACAACAAGACAACCGCTAATGTCCTTGTCAAAGACTTGTTTCAAAGCAAGGTTAGCAGCAGGAGTGTCTGTTTCACTACCATCTGCAAGAACTGCTTCTGCTGCGGATAAAGTGGTGTAAAACTTAGGTTCTAAATAGTTAGCATCAGTTTCAAAACCACCAATCAAGCAGACAACATCGTTTAAGTAAGGATTACTATTGTTAATCCTTTTTACTTCTTGTTTAACTTTAATAATTGGTATTTTATTAGTCATGAAAATTAATCCTCATAGTTCTTTTTTTTAATATAAATCATGTCTTAGTTCAAAAGCACCCATAACTCCCCATTTCTTCTGAATGGGTTGATTCATCACTTGACTATTAGTGACAACAGTATTCCTAACAACACCGTCTAATTCTTTCCAAGTATCATTTTCAATGAACTGTTGCATAATATAATCATGCACTTGACAGGTTTTCAGATAGGAAACGTCTTTGGCTCCTTTCACATAAAAAATAATAATACTGTGAGCGGAAACAGGTCTACTGTACTGCAAATCAGAGTCATAATCGATACTATCCACATACACATCTGCAACAGATTTCTTACCGAAAGTTTTCAAAGATTCTTCATTGAAACCATAGTTGACTTTGTTGAAAAGTTTATGATCGTCATCGTCAGTCAATTCAGTTAGGTTGTTATGGATCCATTGGCTGATACTTGCACACATTCTGTAATCAGGTATTGTGGATTCAGTGACTTCAAAAGTATAGGTTTCATCTATATCTAGGTTAGTCATTTGTATGCCTCCAATGTTCTTAGTAATCCACGACCTAGGAAATCGTTTGCAGGAATTGCTCTTCTTTTGGTACGGTATCCCCATGGCATTTTCATTAGTTTGCCTTCTACGGCTTCACTTCCGAATAGTACATATTTTCCATGTGGGGCTAATCCTTCATCGTAGTATCCTACGATTGTTGCGAATTTTTTACTGATACGTGTGTCGGTACGGATACTTCTTTTCAATCGTCCTTGGTCGTATGGTGCTTCTTTTTTGATATTGTTCTGTAACATTACAGAGAGTTTGTTGGCTTCCTGTTCGAGTATGTTACTGTTTTCAATGTACAATCGTACATATTCTTTTATCTCACCCATCTGCGACCACGTCCACGTTTTTGATTGTAGGTTAATCCGTGACGATGTTTTACACGTTGATGTGCATCTGTGGATTCAGTGTCGGCTTCGTCACTGTTCAAGTATGCGTCAATGTAATCTTCTAATAGGCTTTGGGCTTTGTTGAACCAGACATCATACTGCACAGGCAATTCATCTGTACCTTGATACAGACTTAACAATATATCAGAGGCACTGTGATAGATTGCAACTGTCTTTAATGCTCCAACATGGGTTGTTGGTATGGGAACATAATTCCTTTTCAAGTTTGCTTCAATCCAAGTAGTAGCATTTGCTATTGCAGTGGTGAACATTTCTTCTGAAATGTCATCGCTGATGTCTCCGAACATACTGTTTACATCACTGCTTGTACAATATGTGTTAGGTGTATCAGATGGAGTATCCTCTTGAATTGGGATTGTTTCACCATCTGAAATATCAATGGATACGTTATCATCTGACATAAACTATCACCTTTTATGGGGTTTCTGGATTTTCCAAAGCTTCCACTCTTTCTTCTAAATTTTCCAAAGCCCCTATTCTTTCTTCTAAATTTTCCAAAGCTTCGACTCTTTGTTCTAATTCTTCGATTTTTCTCAATAATCTGCGGTTAATGTCAGTTTGGGAACCTTCGAAGAAGTTATATGCTTCAACCATCTTAATAATCCTCCCTTTATAAAAAAAGATTAAAAGTGTAAAAGGATTATTTAGTTTCCTTTTACAATCAAGAAACCATTACTGTCTCTCATGTTCAAGTTGGATTCAACCCAAATGTAGTAATCGACAGTTTGAGGTCTGCCTGTTTTGTCTTCTTTAACATTGATGAAACCTGCTGGAATTGGGGTTCCATCTTCAGTTTCAGTCATTCCATCATTTGCTAATGCCTGTACGATATTGTACTCTGGGTCAGCATATTTCTCAATAGTAGCACCAGGGTTAGCGGAATCAAAGAATGCCATGTCCCCATCACTGATTTTATGTGATGCAATGTAGTTGAAGTTAGGAGTGTAATCTTCTTTACGTAATGCTTTGTCGATTGCTAATTTATCTGCACGTGAAACCAATGCAGTGTTTGGAGCATACCCAGTAGCATCACCGTTGCTGTTGTATCTCATTTCATCATCTAAGGTGATTTCGTTTTCAATAATGTTAGAAGCACTAGTCCATGCTTTCAAGGTTGCTGTGGAAGTTCTTCCACCATCAAGGATTGCAGATGAATATTTTTCTTCACAGAAGTCTGCGATTTTAACTACACTTGCATTGTAGAATGCTTGTAAGTTAGATTCATATCTGCCTCTTTGTTCATCACGGGTGTTTGCGTGATACATGAAACCTACTGGTAAGGTTTGTCCACCTACGGTTTGTCCTTGTCCGAATTTGATTTCATTGAAGTTGATACCATTGTTGGTGTACATTGGTTCGGATACATCAATGTCTCCGTTTAAGTAGTTAGTGAATAATCCAGTGTCATTCTGTTCAACTGGTAATAAGTTTAAGAATTTTAATGATTCGTAAATTCTTTTTTGTACATATAATTGGTCATTCTGTACTTTGTCTGCAAATACAGAAGGTAATCCGTTAAAAGCCATTATAATAATCCTCCATTTCTGATTCTATTTTCTACCGATGACAATTTCATCGTCACTGGTTTGACCGATTAATGCGATTGCATCGGATGCTGTGGTTCCAGATGATGCGGTTTTCTTCCAACCATCAACACTCCATTCCACATACATTCCTGCTTTGATTGCTTCACTTGCTTTTGCAGGTACGGTTCTTACATCACTGAATACAGTGTCCACACCACATTTTCTGAGTACATCAGCAGCTTTTGCCTGTGCTTCAGTGTATGCTTGGGTTGGATCTACATCGTATTCTGGGTGGTCATGTGCGAACCCGATTACTGGTCCGTTGGATGCGGTTGCTTTTGCAACTAATGGGTATTCTCCGTCGTCTCCGATGATTGCTATTGCATCACCTTGTTTTACTGGTGCAGCGACTGAAGGTTTTTTGCCGTCACCAGTTACACTTACAGTTTCAGTAATGCTGATTGCACCTTCAACTGCTTTTGCTGGGATTGTAATCCCTTTGAAGATATTTAACATAGTTTTCATGTCCTCCAATTTAGTTTAGTTTTTGAAATAATTTGCTATACGTTCTGCTGTACCTGTTGGGATACTTTTTCTTTTCTTTTCAGTTTCCACGATTGGTTTAGCGTCACGGTATAAATCTAAAAATGTATCATTGTCTGTTAAGCAGAGTTTTTTTGCAGCTTCTTTTTGTGAGGGTAGGATTATGCCTTTTTGTATGTAGGCGTCTACTGTTGCTTCTGCTCTTTCTTCAACCAGTTCATCTACTTGTGATTGTAGGTTTCTGATTTTTTCTGCTTGTTCGAGTTTGTCGTTTACTTCATCGTTTAGGTTTCCGATGGTTTCGTCGACTTCTTTGTCTTTTGCTTTTAATTGTTTTTTGAGTTCTGTGATTTCTTTGTCTTTATCAGATAATTCGGTTTCGTATTTGTTTTTGATTTCTTGGAATTTGTCCAACACGTTATCATCATTTGGTGTTGGGTTTTGGTTTTCTTCGCTCATAGGTAATTCACCTCAAAATAGTATTGATAGCCTCCGCTAAGACTGTTAGCATCATCGGTTGTGAAAATAAGTAATTTAATTTTGTTGGGCTTCTTTGATTGATTTTGCAATTGCTTTAAGTTCTTCACTGTCTTTGTTTTCATCAATAACTATTTCATCAGTCATCTGTAAGCCCTCCTAACAATCAAACCTTTATCTCTCCATTCTTGAGTGTCAAATGCTTTCAACAATCCATCACCTATTTCTTTTTCCATAAACACTCTTAATGAAGCATCATCAGTTTTTAATTTGCCTTGTTTGACTAACTCTTGACCTTTAACAGTTACCTCTTCATAGACTTGTTTATAGATAGCATTGATTTCCCTTTGTCCGAAAGTAACGCTACCCATACCTAACTGTTCTTCTGCATGGATATACCATACTTCATTTGGAGAGAGGATATAGTGGTCTTTTCCTCTTTGTCCTCTGTATGCTTTAATATCTTGTGCAGATGGGAACGAACCTCCTCCAACACTATCTTGTTCAGGAGGGTGTGTATGTATTGAACCGATATTTTCTCCCATATCTTGAAAACTAACTCTTCCTTTTTTCCCTCGAATTTCTTTATTCACAAATTCGCCAGTTTCGGTATCGAATTGATAACCATATTCATTCTTGTTTTTCAACCGTTTATCTGCCCAATTACACATCTTATTAAATGTTGATTGGTTTAATGGGGTTTCCTCCATCATTGTATTTAATGTGAAGTTTTGCACAGATGAAATGGAGTCTACACTAAATGTCGGCTCTTGTTTTTCACTCAATGCTTTCTGCCTTAATTCTTCAAGTCTTGCTATGGCATCTTCTAATTTTTTAGAAAACAGTTCGACAAGGGCATCATCATCTTTAAAAGTGTCAGTTATAGAAGTTTTATAATTTTCAATATCTCTTGGAAGAGTACGAGTATATTCCATATACTCTCCTTGATTTAAGTTTGATTTTAACTGTTCATCTGTTGGTTCTTCGACAGTAGTAGATGTAGTTTGTGGTACTGGCTCAGTACTAACATTCGGTTCCTCCGAAGTATAATAAACAACACACCTACACGAAGGATGAACCGGCGGTAACATGCTTGTATCATTCATACTGAATATTCTATCGCCTATCCAACCTTTACCCCCTGCACTTGTATCACTTGGAGCAAAACTATCATCATTCTCAGGAGTCCAACCTTTATGCCAAGCATTCTTACAAACAGGACACGCAGTATTCCGACACTCAACATACCAACCAGTAGCACCACGCTCCTTATTAACAATATAATCAGATATAGTAGCTGTCCTTGCAATCTCAGTCCTAGCAATCGCCCTAGCACGCTTATTCTTAATCACACCAACACGATTACTGATGTTTTCTGCGATTTCATCTTGACTCAGATTATTATCATAACCATCACTGACAATAGATCGTACTGACTCCTTAACATCATCACCAACATCCACCAGTAAATCACCAACCTGATTCTCAATAGTAACCCTAACAAGTTCTTTCTGAGATGGTCGGCTGAACTTATGATTATTGGTTTCAGACAAGATAATATCCAACATTTCCTTATCATAACCAAGACTAACCAATGGATTGCCTTTCTCAGGAAATGCTTTGTGGTACTGTACAAGGAATTCTTCCAATGTATCGGATTTACGTACTCCTTTCTCAATCCTTTTGCTGATTTCATCGAAAAGGCGGTCAGTATATTTAATCCCTTGCTTAATCAGTTTGTCCTGTGATGTCATTTGTATCAATGTCAGTTATTACGGTGTCTAAATCATCAATGATTGTTGTGGTTAGGTCTTCGGTTGGTTCGGTGTAATCAAAATTCTCATCAGGCATTACTGGTTCATCATTAGTGTACTCAACACCTGCTTCACTTTTAAAGAGTAATGCAATACTTTCCTGTACTGCACTGTTCTCAGGGTCAACAGTACCATTATCCATTAAAGGTTTGATGATGTTGAACAGTTTCTCCATATCGCCACTGCTGAATTTGTCAAAGCTTATGATTGGTGCTTTAACACCAGAACCATAGTTGAATTCAACAATACGGTTAATTAATTGTTCTTGGAAGATGTTGGCGATTTCTTCGAGTATTCCATCGAATACCATGTTACCGAATTCTAATTGAGTATTACTTTGAGCGTAACTTCCAGTTTGTGATGTGTCACCTAATAATAAGTTTCCAATGAACATACGGCGGAATATTTGATTGTCTTTGTATTGTAAAGTGCTGAAGTAAGTTTCACCTTTATGTGATGATTCCAGTACTCCGATTTCATCTTCGGTTCCGATGGCAATGCCTGTGGTGCCGTCTGCCACATCATCAAAGGCATATAGCATATTATCCCTTGAAACGGGATTGTCAGTTTTACCGTATAATGTAGGGCTGCCATTCTTTTCTGCGAAAGTCATCAACCAGTCCATAAGGTTCTCTTTATCTTCTACGATGGGTAGGAAGTCATAGAGTAATCCATGACCTTCCTTTTCATCGTAAAGAGAGTTATAACTGTAAAGTAAACACTTGTCGATTGGAATGTCTTCACTGATATTATTATATTCCTGATGAATGTGAGTCAGTTCACCGTCATCATCAAAGATAAACGGTTCGGATTGTAAAGTCTTAATGTGTACGGGTACGAGGTCTTTGCAGATTAACCTGTTCTCAGGTGTGACATCGTAGATTATCTCATGCACATCAAAACCCCAAAGTATAGCGGAAGTCATCTGCTTGACAACAGTGTTCAGTTCAGTAGTCATGTTCTTCAACATGTCATTGATGAAATCATATACTTCCTGGTTGTCATCAACATCAGTTAAAATCCATTGTTTGGATGATAATAGGAATTTTAATATTTCCGAACCTGTCGCAACCTGAGTATCACGGAGTATACTCCTACCAATATCATAAGGTACGGTAGTGTCATCTCTTTGGAATAGACTTTTGTAACTTCCGATTCTTGTTGTGGATGATTTCACGTTGGATGGTCGGCTTACACGGTTGAATAATTGATTAATGTTATCACGAATACTCATCTTATAATACTCCTTCTTTTCCTTTTTCCACCAGTCATAACTGATTTATCAGTGTTGAATTTACTAAGCCAATTAAACCCATGTGCTACTGCATCCACTATATCATCATGTTTACTATTTGGAAATGCTTTAAACTCATCAATGAATGCTTGTCTAAGATTATCATTTCTGATTTTCACATGAACTAATCCATCGTAGATTGCATGTCTTAACGGTGTGGCTCTGTCTGCTTTTGTCATTGATGTTGGGTCTGACTGGTGAGTAGGGTATCCTTTCAAGGATTCCTTATAATCATGATAAAGTAAACCTGCTGCTCCTCCTTTTGTACCTGTCTCCAATAGGATAGTGTGTGATGGACTGTCTAGTTTTGCAGTTCTTTTGATAACGTTCAGGACATCGTTTCCGTATTGTCCTCTTTCATAGTCGAATATCCAGTATTGTCCTGTGGCGGTCTTTGCCATTCTGACACCTACTGTGTAGTCTCTTTTGTCTCCGAGTTTATCATCACTGGAAGCAATATCCCATGACCTGCATCTTGCTATTACATAATCATCGAATTTATCTTCAAAATGTAACTTGTCCATGTAGAAGAAATCAGATGTCAAGTCTAATGGTTTCTGTTGATAGATTGCTTGGAACTGTCTTTCACCCATCGCTTCCTGTTTCTTCAAGTAATCCTTTAAACTATAACGGTTTTCCCATAAAGGTTTGCCATCTTCACTAATGGCAGGGAACTCCAGGAAACTATAATCATCTGGGTAATGCTCATGTAAGTATCCTTGCAAATCTTCACTATGCCACCTGGTATGCAGTATAACAAGTTTAGTATGAGGTTCAATCCTCTGTTCAATAATGGTTTTGAACCAATCAATCTTTTTAGCTAATAGGCTTGGAGTTATATCATCAAAACCAGAGTAAATATCATCGAGTATTATGTAATCTGCATCTTGTCCTGTGATGGATCCACTTGCACCTACTAGTCTGATGGAACCTTTTTGTAGTTCACCTGTACTGTCTGTGAACATGATATATGTGGATGAATGCTTTACATCTGATAAGTATAAATCAAATTCAGGACCAATCTTTCGTATGTATTCTCTTAATTGGATACCGAATTTCTCTGATAATCCTGCACTGTTGTTTACGATTAAGATGTTTAGGTCTTTGTTTTTGGATAGTAACCATAATGGGAATGCTAATGTTATCATTGAAGACTTTGAATGTCTTGGTGGCATTGCAACGCATAATCTTTTAATCACATCTTCCTTGAGGTCAGTTAGGTATGCTGCTAAGGTTTCGATGTGTGGTGCATCTAGGTTTTCCTTGAAATCTGTTGCTACATAGTTACGATAGAACCAGTAAAGGTTTTCATGACAGATGTATCTAATCATCTCTACTGTGTCTTGGCTTGATAACATCGGATAACTCCTTGATTACAGTTTCATCTAGATTGTGACTTATTGTTTCTTCAGTTTTAACACTTGCAGTTACATCGGATTGATTAATATTTTTATTAGGAGGAGTTCCACCAAATCTTATTTTATACACATTATCCAATGCAGTACTATACGCATCTTCATTTTCAGATTCAGCATAAATTTTTTTATTAATTGGAATATCCTTGTCCCCATGTAATCTGTCAAAACTACCATTATGCATATTGACTCTTTGCATTGCTTTTCTTAATTGAGTAGACTCCCATTTTTCAGTATCTATTTTTTTCTTTTTTTCACGGATATTGCTATAATATGTGTCATGAGCATCTTCTCTCATGCTCCAATCGTATTTACAGGAATACCCGTATAATGTGGTTTCTCTGATTTGTGTTTTGCAATTGTCTTGTTTTCGTTTTGCATTTAATCGTTTGCATAACCCTCTTATTGTTCGGGGATAATCCATTTCAAGGTATTCTTGTAGGTATTTTAATGATGTTTTTGGTTCTAATCCGTATTTTGGACTTGTGTATCTTTGTGTCCATAATATAGTATTATCAACCATTTTAAACACCTTTTTAATAGTAAGTAATTATTAACATTGTTATATTATTAAGTCTCTTTAAAAATTTTAGTTTATGATGTTGAAGTATACGTTTATGAGTATTGTTATTATGGTTAATCCAACACCGACTAGGGCGAGTAGACTTGATACTCTGTTGTGGTTGTCTGTTGTTGTTTGTTTTTGTAATGCGAGTTCGGTTTCGATTGCTTTTAATCGTAATTCAAGGTCAGTGTCGCCTTGTTTGGATTGTAGTAATAACTCATTAACGTTCTCATTTAACTTGTCGAGTTTGGTTTCCATTTTTTCCATTTTGAGGTATAGTTCATCGATACGGTTTTCCTTATATTTGGATTTCACATTTAATGCTTCAATCTGTTTATTATGTTCTTGGAGTAACTCTTCGTGAATGCATTTGTAGTTTTCAGACATTCTGTTCACTCTCCAATTGTTCTGTAATAGTGGACCATCTGTATCCTCTTACCCTCAAATATTTTGAAATCATTGAGGGAGTAATTCCTGTATACTCCTCTACTTTCCGCATTGTTTTTAATTGGAGTTTCATTTCTTTTAAGAACCATAATCCTCCCCATTCTTCAATAGCAGATGTTCCCCATTTAGGATTGTTTTCTTTGCTAACATCTGCATGTTTTTGACTTATTTTCTTACAAGTTTCTTCAGAAAATGTTTTACCATAATTAATGCCTCTTTTTCCATAAAATGGATTTTTTTCACCAATCATATGGTGGCGATTATGTTCTGAATGAGATAATAGTTTTAAGTTGTCAATACTATCATTGGATTTGTCTCCATCTATATGATGGATATGAGTACCTGAGAGTAATGTAACTCCATGATAATCTTGATATATTAATCTACTTAGTTTTTTACCGTTGTTTCCTTCGGTTCTGCTAGTGATATGATAATAACCGTCATTACATAATGTAGCAGTTCCAAATTTTGTGTGTTGTTTAACAACCCTCATCTTCATCACTGGTTTCGTATTCAGGGTTTAGTACTGGTGCATCATTATCAAAGATATTAGGTTCTGTTTTCACGTTCATTGTTGGTTCTGCATTACCCAACCAAGGGATTGTGTTCGGATTCCTACTTGACCATACCGCAATAATGAATGTGATTATTCCTGTTACAAACAGTACTACTGTATCGTGTGGTATTTCTATTCCGAAGTGTTTGCAGATTACTTCAATTATCATTACTATGATCGCTGTCCATGTTGCGATGGTACTTATGTTATTGGTTTCCATTTGTTGATCAACTCCAAAAAAATAAAATATTATATTTGTGAAATGTCGTGGTGGGGATTCGAACCCCAATCGACACCAAAAACATGAAAGTAGGTGAAACTACTAAAATGTAGTAGAGATTAATGATTTAAAATTTTGTCATGTTTCATTCCACGACCTATTAGAGGTAGAAATGGGTTTAAGATTAAAATATAAGAAAAAAGAGTGAATATGGAAACGTGTTTTAAAATTTGTCCGATAAGACAATATATTTGTTTGAATGAAATAATATGAAAGTCTATTTTTTTTTAACGCAACCTGAGGTTCAATAAAATGAGAAAAAATATATGCATGTCTGAGATATAATTATGGGTTTTATTTGAGAGAAAAAAACCTTGAATGATTGATAATATAAGATACTGTAATACAATCTCTCTTCTTTTTTTTATCCTAACCTTAAACCATGTGGAAGATGGTATTTGAATCCTGCGGTGTAGTGGGAGCTTGTTTGTGTAACTAGTCCGCAGTTGGGACAGTATATTGTTTCATCGTCTACTGTCAGGGGTTCTCCGCAGTCTGGACATGTGTCTGGTATGTGGGAGTGTAAGCTGAGAATATAGTATATTCTTTGCTCTTTCCTGTAGTCCCTTGGCATAGCATCTTCTATTATACTATTAGTCATAGTGGCTTTTCTCCAGTAGATTATGATTAACGTGTTTGGCTTGACTATATGTTAATTCGGTGGTTCTCATTAGTTGGAATATTAATCTGTTTTGTATTAGTTCGAATTTTTGATTTGTAAGGTTGTATTCACGGCAGATTGCGGAACTGCCTATGTGAATTTTAGGGTTTTCTCTTTTCCACTGTATCATGATAAATGCCAGTATTATTGTTTCGTTACTGCTGTTTCGGTGAAATTCCTTGAAGTTATCGTTGAATTTATCAATCCAATATCTTATTTGGGTTATTTGATAGGGTTTTAAAGTGAATGGGATTTCGTTGAGCAGTGCATCTAGGATTAAGTGTCTGTGTCTGTTGTATTGTTGTTTTTTGAGTTTGCGGTTGTATTCTTTTGTATGTTTTTCTGCTGGGTTGATTTTAAAGTCATGTGTTTGGTTTTTTCCTTGTGGTTTGTAATATTTATCGATTAATTGTTCGATTTTAGTCATATGTCTCACTTTGTATGCTGGTTATGATTTTGTCGGCTAGTTTTGGTCCGATGCCTTCAACACTTGTCAGTTTATTGTGGTCTAGGTATAGTAAATCTTCTAGTGTGTTTAGGTTTAATGTGTTTACGATGTCTGTGGCTCTTTTCCCATTTAAGCCGTAGACACAGTAGGTTAAGTAATTCTTTGCAGCATTCTTATTTTTTTTGGGGAATTTTTTCACGATCGGTTTATCAGATAATGCTTTCTTTGCAGTGATTAACATTCGGTAGTAGGCTTCTTCAACATATGTGTTGTATGATTCTATTACTGTTGTGAATCTGTTTAGGCTGCTGATTGCTCCGAGGTATTGGAATACGGTTACTGGTTGGTAGTTGTGGCTCATTCCGATTGCTTTGGCTCTGTCTGCTTCGGTTCCTTGGATTATGACATAATGGTAATCGTAGTTTTCTGCTTGA